TCACGGGAAAGCTGTTTACAGCTCCTCGGACCAGTTTGACGCCAGCCCTTCTTGGTGCTCAACTTGCAAAGGGGACAACCTCATTGTGACCGTAGGTACTAACACGCGTTCGCGTGTGTTCATACCCGCAGCGCGGCATTTCACCGTCCGCGTACGATCGCGATGCTTAATCCATTCAATAATATCAGCAGATGTGTCATAAGGAGACCACACTGCCTCACCCTTCACAGGGACCCCCAAAGAGTAGATCTTAGCCACGAGTTGTGGCATAACCCTCTCTGAGCAGTATTGAAGATGACCCATGCGTAATTTATCCCACATATAGATCCAGTGCGACGTAGTTATGCGTCGACGGGGCCTTAACGTGAGATACCTAAATCTCCAAGCGTATAATCTACTATCCCATTTTACCGGCGAAGCCGGGAGATAGAAAGGCAATACAAATGGATCACTAGTTTTAATACCAGCTGTATCAGGATACGACATGGGTACAATATGAACCTCAGAGGTGCATCTTAGCATTTCAAGGTGTAAGAACCTCAACGTGATCGGAATTTCCTCTGGAGCCCATCGAAGAAGCATACCATTCGCCATTTTATACAATAGGCTAAGGTAAGGCATCCGAGCAAGCTCCTGTCTTTCGCCTTCGGGTTGAAAAGGACGAACATCCACACCACGATAGCAATCGCTACCGCAGCTTTCTCTAAAATTATCATCCACATGGGTCTTATCAGTGTTAAGTAAAAATCCCAACTTTGGGAAAATAACACTAACGTACCTATGGATACGGGTGGGGTAGATAAGATCATCCCCATAAACAGAAATTTTCCCGTATTTCAGAGATGACAGGTCTCCTATTGCACGTAATAAGCAATAGAAGAGAAGAGTTTGGAGAGGGAACGTGAATCCAATGCCCATAGTCATAAAAGAAGACATGCGCATAACACACATCTTACCAGTCAGAGGGTCCTTATAGTTACAAAGAAGGATCCTCCCCAGCTTGAGAGCGTTATACCACTTACGTGGTACTAGTGCTCCCACTAAACTGGAAGTAAAACTGTCAGATGCAGCCGAAAGATCAGCTGTTACATGTGTCTTAGTTTTCGAAAAATCGGATACCCAACGTCTATGATGATTTTGTAGACGCTGTATATCCAAACCCTCTTCCTTCAATCGCCTGCTAATAAGTTCGCCAAGGCCCGAAGTGTAAAAACCACCTAGGGTCGTATTTGGCATAATCGTTCGCAGGCTCTTATAACTCTTTGGGACACACACCAAGGGTAGTGACTCACAGGTAGAGAAATTCTCTCCAATCCACGATTTAATGTCTGGATCAGCGTAGTTTTTAAACCACGCCGCCTGTTCTGCAGTTCCGGAAATCGGGCCGCCTTTTGGAACCTTCCTATCAAGGTAAGATTCTGAAAGCGGATTACCGATACTTGACTTTGTCCCGAATTTACACCACAATGCGTGCTCCGTGGGATCATATGATCGCAGTATGCGCTTCACATGACACCGCGCCACCCTTATTACCTCTCTAGTAGTAGCAGAAGTAGGGAAAAGGTGGTTGGCTAACCTAACCTGCGTCGAGATGAATTTCGATACAGTGATAGACGTTAGATCAGCATCAGAAAATTGATCGTTGTGGAAACGGTAACGTTTATAGAGGCACTCTAACTGGTATAACCTTTTGTACATAGGCGCGGGCAATACATCTTTTCCCGGCCACCGCAGGTTGCGGTATTCAAGAGGTGTTTTTATAACATTCATACCAGCCACGAATGGTTTACCATAAACGCTAGCAAAGTCACTACACATCTTCTGACCCACCATCCACATCAGGCGGTCAGTGCAAAATTTAACCATGATAGTATACCAATAGTTAAGGTTTAGGTGCTTTCTTTACCCTACCGATCCAGTTCTCCAGAACGTCCGGAAATCTGAATCAAAAAAGAGTTGTGCTTGCCAATCGAGCAGTTTATCGATTTCAGCTTGCGACATCTCAGGTAATCCTTCAAAGGACACCCGGATAAGAGGAAAGCTTTGGGCACCGCTGGTAAGTATCTTTGGGATTGTTAGAACGCTTTCGCGCTTGAACTTACCCCATATACCAGAAGTATCCACCTTAGCAGGCTTGTTCTTGAATGTGACATGTGGTTGGACACGAAAGTCCGTCACGCCAGCATCAATTACATGCACGCCATTTTGCACCGTTTGCCCGTCCGTAGTGAGGGTTGACGATGTTCCACCGGCTGCTGAAAGTGTAGCACCGGTTAAAATTGTACCATTAATAATAGACATGGTAGTCTGCTTATGAATGCCGACCAACTTGGCGGCAATGGCGATATACGCCGGGGATGTTTTGCCAGGTCAATGCAAGTGCATCAATCTGACGTTTCACGGTCAAAGTATCTGGACCGCGGATGAGGTGGATAGTGGTAGGCCAGTTGGCTACCCTGGAATACTTCTGGGTGGAACCTGAGGCTACACCACGAGCACCGCTCATGGTTTGCCGGGTATTGCTACAACGTCCAGAAAGGATAGTTGCAGTCTTTACTGTGTTAGTTTTGAAAGACACAGTATTTCCGTAATAGTACATACCCCAGTTCGGGGTTAGACAATTAAGGAACCCAGAGACATCCCATACCCAATCAAGCAAGAAGCTAAGCGGTAATAGCTGCCACGCAAGCGTGAGAGCTTGGGTTGGATGCACACCAAATTTGTACAAGGCGGCACTTATGTCGCCTTGAAATCTGATATGATATACTACGGCACGTGTGGTGTAAGTCGAAACGACCTCACTCCTCCATGTTAAGTAGTAACCCGTTTGAATCGCCTGCTCCTGTTCGGAGGTAGTCGATGTACTTGGACTACCTACCCGACCATGTGACCCTACTACGAGAGATCGAGGTTTTGTTACAGATTTGTACATCTCGATTCCTTTATTTACATCAAGGACTAAAGGCATAATACCATATCGGTATTGTAACCACCTGGATGCAAGTAGATCATAGAGGGCTTTCAGCTTCCTACCATTTGGGGGCAAGCCCGGGTTCGGTGAAGGCAAACCTTTTGCCATCTTGCCAAGCAGGTTAGCTAAATTCCGAATGGGACTGTGCAACATCTTGAGAGTCTTCGCTGCTTCAGCGATATTTTCTCCCATATCAATTTGCACATCTTTTACATTTGACCATGCTTGATTAAGAGCGCGGTCAGCAGCCGTAGGATCTGTTGTAAGTGCAGTATTTGTATCGTAACTGAAAGTAGTTAACGATCCTGCCACTTCACCTTTGTACTCACGTACAACGGTGGGAAATGGACAACCAGGATACTGACTCTTCACGACGATATGCGTTGAATCGCAACCGCCTGAACCTCGGCGTATTTCGAAATCGCGTAACGGTGGGTACTGGGGATCCCAATATGCTGGATATTGATCGAAAGTAACTTGTTTCGTACCGATAAACTTCCCGGTATTAACAAGCAAACCTTCAGTATCTTTAACAGCAATACAAAATTGGTTAGATGGGGCGTACAAATAATTTGTAACGTCCACTCTCCCAGTGTAGAGATTGTCTCTCTGCCTCAGCCGTAATGACATAGCGATCTCGCAGTAAAAGGTTCCACTCAGCACATGCTGATGACTTACCCCCCAC